TAGGATATGTTGAGAGTGATGGTGAAATAACAGCAGCTAATTATATTGCAGATGCACAAGCACAACCAAAAGCACCAACAGGTGTTAGTGCGGGTAGTGCAACAACATCAACACTTACAGTATCTTGGACTAATGCTTCAGCAATAGATGATGAAATTTGGATTTACTACGTTAAAAATGGTTCAAATAGTGCTGATTCTGGTGATACTTCGTGGGGAGATAATCCATTATCTAATTCTACTACTTCAGACATAATAACTGGGTTAGACGCAGGTTCTGCTTATTCTTTTGTAGTATATGCTAAAAATGGTAGTACATTAAGTGCAGTAGGTAGTGGTAACAGAGATACTGAATCAACAACTGCAGCTGCTTATTGGTCGAGTGTATTTGCTAACTTTACAATGGAAGGGGTCCCGTTGGCTACTGTAACTGCAGAAAAAACATTAGTTTTGAATAGTGGAAGTGGAACTACTAGAGTTCAAAGAACTACAACTTCGGGTATAGTATTTGCATATAAAACTTCGTCTGGAGCTTCATATTCCGCATACACAACTGATGTGACCTTTAGCTTTACTTCTGGTACACTTTATATTAAATTTTATAAAAGTTTACCTAAATTGGGTAGTGCTAGTGATACATTTAGATTTACAAATGCTGGAGTAGATGTAGACCGTGTAGTTACATATGAAGTTGCGGATGAACCTTAATGAATAAGAAATACAGCTGTGGGATTTATACAGAAAGGCCCCCAGTATGTAGAAAATACCCTTTTTTGGAAAAATTGGAATATTTTAAAGAAAAAAATATACCGTTAAATGAAGGGTTGGATAATCAGTATTTATTTGAATCGTGCCAATATGTAGAAAATAATAAAATAATAGAATCTACATTATCACAAATAGAACAAGAAAACTATTGTATGGATTGTGGGTTATGTTGTTTTTATACAGCACCATTAGAAGAACTAAAAAATAATTCCAATGTGATATCAGAAGATTTAGATGAAGAGTGGAGTAAACCAAAAAATAAATGTCAGTATTTAGAAATAATAGAGAATAATTAAACAAATAACCTTAACCAATATTTATATATGAGTATATACAAAATCATTAAACTATTTATTAGTATATTTAGGAGTAAATCAATGAAACACGAAGTTTTAACAACATTTGAAGAAATTATAGAAATAACACTTGAACACGAGGGTGGTTATGTTCACGACCCAAAAGATTTAGGTGGTGAAACCAACTTTGGTATAGCAGGTAGATTCTATCCTGACGTAGATATAAAGAATCTAACTAAAGATGGTGCTAAAGAAATCTATAGAAAAGATTATTGGGATAAAAATAAAGTAGATGATTTACCAGATAACTTAAAACATATCTTTTTTGATATGGCGGTCAATCAAGGTAGAGGAACTGCTGTAAAGATTTTACAGAGAGCAATTAATGGTAAAGGTGGTAAAATATCAGTTGATGGTGGATTCGGACCAGGTACAAGAGCAGCATTAGACAAACATACACCTGAGTTAGAAAGAGTTCGTTGTTACAGATTAAAACATTACTATGATTTAGTAAATAAAAAACCTGAACAGGAGAGATTCATATTCGGTTGGTATAAAAGAGCGTTGTCAGTATAATGAATAAATTAACCGAGTGGTTAACTAAACCTTTTTTAGATGAGAATGTAGATTTGCCTATCAATATCGGTGATACTGTTAAGATGGGAAAATTTAAAAATAAAAAAGTAGTTGTTAAGAAAATTGACTGGAATGAAAAGGGTGATTTACTGATAAACGGTAGACCAGCTTTAAAGTTCAGANTAATACCAAAAACTAATTTATTTGATAAAGAAGAAGTTACTGAAGGTGTNGAAGACCCNGGTATATTTAAAGCAGTTTTTCTTGCTGGTGGGCCAGGTAGTGGTAAGACTTTTGCTGCAAGAAATTTATTTGGTATGCCTGATAGTGTAAATATTAGTATGACTGGTATGAAGATGGTTAATTCTGATAAAGAGTTAAAATATCTTTTAAACAAATATGGATTTGGTACAGACTTAGATAAAATGCCTGATGAAGTATTCAAGGATTTAACTGCACCTGGTAAAAGTGGATTGAGACAATATAGTAAAGAACTTACAGCTCAAAGACTAAAACTATATACTGCTGGTAGACTTGGAGTTATTGTTGATGGTACAGGTCATAAATGGAAAAATATTAGACGTGATAAATTAGCATTAGAAAAACTTGGTTATGATACTTATATGATTTTTGTCAATACTTCATTAGAAGTAGCACAAAAAAGAAATCAAGAACGAGATAGAATTTTACCACCGAAGTTATTAGAAAAATCTTGGAGAGATGTTCAAAATAATCGTGGTGCTTTTAAATCAATATTTAAAAACAATTTTATAGAAGTTGAGAATAGTGCAACATTAGATGATAAACAGATTGAGAACAAGTTTGGTAGTTTAGCAAGAAAATATACTAACGTATTTATGAAACGACCAATCAAAAACAAAATTGCTAAAAGTTGGATTAAGAAACAACAGATATTAAAAAAGAGCGGTATAAAAGAATTTGATATTCCATCACCAAGTCGTAAAGGTGTTGAAAAAATGAAACGAAAAGGTAACACTTCAGTTCCCTATGGTAGTGGTTATAAAAAAGTTAATGAAGCTTTTGCAGTTAGAGGTAATAAAGTAGAGAAGTTTATAACTGGTAAGAATCTTACACATAAGGGTAGAAAGTATAAAGAGATAGAATTTGAAACTATTAAAGTTGATAATCCTAAAAAAATGGTTACACTAAAAATCTTATCACCTAAAAATTTATTTGGTCAAGAAGTACCTGTTAAATTTCAAACACTTAGAAGAGGCCCATTTCTTAAAACAGATACGGGTAAAAAACTAAAAGAACAAAAAGAAATCAAAAAAATAGTTGGTGTATATGGTGGTAGATTTCAGCCATTTGGCCCTCATCACAAAAAAACTTACGAGTGGTTAAAGAAACAAGTAGATGATGCTTATATAACAACTTCAGATATAAAACAACCACCAAGACACCCAATGAACTTTAAAGAAAAAGTTCGTCATATGAAAAAAATGGGTATTCCATCTAATCGTATTATAAAAGAAAAATCACCTTATGTAGCAAAGAATGTATTAAAGAAATACGATAAAGATACTACTGCAGTAATTTACATATTTGGTGCTAAAGATGCTGGTAGATTAAAAGGTGGAACAAAGAAAAGTGGTGGTAAGACATATTATCAAGATTATAAAAAAAATAAAAACAATATGAATGGGTATGAAGAACACGGATATGTTCTTACAGCACCTCATATTTCAGTTAGTGTAGGTGGTAAAGAAGTTAGTGGTACAGTAATGAGACAACTACTTGGTTCACCTGACTATGAAAAGAATAGAGAAAAGTTATTTAAAAAAGCTTTTGGATACTTTGATAAAGGTATTTATAGTATGATGACCAATAAATTTAAAAAGTTATTTGAATCAATAGACGAGTTCTTAATTAAAAATGATATAAGTAAACTTATAAAAGAAGAAAGTACAACATTAACATCACCAACTGATGACGGACCACCAACATTTTATAAAGGGTTTGGTGATTATAGAAAATTCTCTAAAAAATGGATAGATGATATGTACACTGGAGCTGGTTGGGAAGTATTACAATATATTTTAGGAAAACATGCTATAAATCCTGATTACGATTATACTCTTAAATATAATGTTGTACCTGCTGTTGCATATGGTCGTAAACAATCTGGAGAATATGGTACTCGATTTGGTGTTAAAACTCCAATAAATACATATAAAGATTATATAGAAGGTACTGTTCTAAGAAACTTAGGTTATACAGTATTAAAGTGGATGGGTATAACACCTGACGGTAAAAATTATACAGGTGTAGAAGTAGAGACTCCAGTATTACCTGGTGTTGGTAAAGATAATGTAGGTAATACAGAAGAAGATAAGTTAGATTTAAAAGAAAGAATTAATTTAGATGAGGAAGTTAATTTATTAGTAGAAGGTGGAGCATACGGACATATGAATCACCCCTTTGATGACAAAAATATTACATTTTCGGATTTAAAACAGATAATTATTAATGGGCTAGGTGGGAATTTAAATAGAGAAGATGGTGTTACAGAGAAACTTGATGGACAAAACTTAATGATTTCTTGGGTAAGTGGTAAATTAGTTACAGCAAGAAATAAAGGACAACTAAAAAACTTCGGTTCATCTGCAATGGATATAAAAGGTGTAGCATCTAAGTTTTCAGGTAGAGGTGATATTAGAGATGCTTTTGTTTTTGCTATGAAAGATTTGAATAAATCTATAGGTTCTTTAAATGATAAACAAAAAGAAAAAATATTTGGTAATGGTAAACGTTGGATGAACTTAGAAGTTATGTATCCAAAGTCAGCCAATGTAGTTGATTATGACAAAGCACAGATTGTATTTCACGGTACATTAGAATATGATGATAGTGGCACAGCAATAGGACAACCTAAAGATTCAGCTCGTATGCTAGCTGGTATGATTAAACAAGTTAATCAAAATGTACAAAAACATTATACAATTGGTAAACCTCAATTTTTACAAGTACCAAAAGTACAAGATTTTAGTAAAAAGAAAAAAGTATATTTGAATAAATTAAAAAAGTTACAAAATCAGTATAAATTAAAAGACAATGATACATTATCTAAGTATCATCAGTCATTTTGGGAAGAATTTATTTTTAATGCTTCAAAACAACACAATTATAAGATACCAAATCGTATTTTAGTTAACTTAACTAAGAGATGGGCGTTCTTTGATAAGTCATATAAGATACCAACGATTAAAAAAGATATTAAGAATGAAAAGTTTTTAGATTGGGTTTTATCATTTGATAAGAATGACCATAAAAAATGGGTAAAAGAGAATATGAAACCATTTGAAGTATTATTCTTTGATGTTGGTGCTGAAATACTAAAAAACATCGGTGGTTATTTAGCTGCATCACCTGACAAGGCAACACAAAAAATAAGAAAAGATGTAATTAACGCAATCAAAACAGTTAAGAGTGGTGGTGATATAAAAAAGATACAAACATTAAAGTTACAATTAGATAAATTAAATAAAATAGGTGGTTTAAACTCAATAGTACCATCAGAAGGAATTGTATTTAAGTATAAAGGTAAAACATATAAGTTTACTGGTGCATTTGCTCCAGTCAATCAAATATTAGGTTTATTAAATTTTTAGGAGTTATAATGGCAAGAAGTAGAGAAAGTGTAAGAGAGAATAAAGCAATGCAATCTATCTTACGAGGTGAAGCACCAGAAAAAAGAATTATGGTAGGTTACCAGGGTGATAAAAAAGTAACCAAACACGGTGATAAAATATCAGAGTTATCTGAAATTATGCAAGAAGCTAGAATGCCGTGGTTTTGTCCGTCTTGTAAGAAGACAATGAAAAAACGTTTAGATAATAAAATGTGGTTGTTGTATAACCATTGTTTTGATTGTCAGGTTGATATTGAACATAAAATGAGAATAGAAGGTACTTTTAACGAGTGGGCTCAACAAAAAGTAATTGCTAATAAATTATCTTGGATAAAAGACCAAAAAGATAAGTTAATTGAGTTTAAAGAACAAGATGAACCTACATTTTATAATCAAGTAGCTGCAGATGGTGAAACACTCGATAAAGAAAAGTGGAGTGTAAACATCAAAAAATTAAAAGAACAAGCAGATGAAGCATTAAATCATCTACAAAAAATAGAAGATTCTTTAACTTAGAATATTTATATATATATATAGAAGTATTTATTAATTAGGAGAAAATAAATGGCAACAATAACCAATGAAGGTGGACCTTACGGAACTAGCGGTCACGCATCCAGTTCATTTGGTACCGCAATAACAACAGGTAACAACGGTAGAACTAATCTTGGGAAGCATTACTCAGCACCGATTAAAGATGACGCCAAATTCGGTGAAATCAAAACAATTAGTGATGGTAAAATTAACCACTTAACTGGTTCTTTAGCTGGTTCAAGTGGATTTATAGTCCAGACAGCTGGTGAAATGGAAATTACACCGACTAAAGGTGATGCAATACGAGCAGATGTTGTTACAGCTAAGACATTATATGAAATTGGTGTACGACAGGTTAGTGGTAGTGGGACAGTTCACATAATTTATTAGTATGGAACGTAATTCTAAAGGGCAACTAAAAGATGTAATTAAGAAAGAATATGTAAAGTGTGCTTCAGACCCTATATATTTTTTGAAAAAGTATTGTTTAATACAACATCCAATAAAAGGTAAGATACCTTTTCATTTGTATGATTTTCAAGAAAAAACAGTCGAGGAGTTTGTACAGCATAGATTTAACGTAATCTTGAAAGCTCGTCAGTTAGGTATCAGTACATTAACTGCTGGATATTCTTTATGGATGATGACCTTTCATCAAGACAAAAACATCTTAGTTATTGCTACAAAACAAGAAGTAGCAAAAAACTTAGTAACAAAAGTTCGTGTAATGCATGCAAACTTACCTTCGTGGTTGAAACAACAATGTGTCGAAGATAACAAATTAAGTTTAAGATACAAAAATGGTTCTCAAATAAAGGCGGTATCAAGTGGTGAAGACAGTGGTCGTTCAGAGGCACTATCTTTATTGATACTTGATGAGGCAGCATTTATTGATAAGATTGATACGATATGGGCAGCAGCATCTCAGACGTTATCAACAGGTGGTCAATGTATAGCTTTATCTACACCTAATGGTGTTGGTAATTGGTTCCATAGAACTTGGATGGATGCTGAAGACGGAGTAAATGATTTTAATTTTACTAAACTTCATTGGACTGTACATCCTGACAGAGAACAAGAGTGGAGAGATGAACAAGATGCATTATTAGGTCCGTCTCTTGCAGCTCAAGAATGTGATTGTGATTTTATTACATCTGGTCAAAGTGTAATTGACGGTGTAATCTTAGAAGAGTATAGAAATACACAAGTTAAAGAACCAATAGAGAAACGTGGTATTGATTCAAACGTTTGGATATGGAAACCACCTAATTATACAAAAGATTATATAGTATGTGCTGACGTTAGTAGAGGAGACTCTACAGATTATTCCGCTTTCCACGTTATTGATATTGAGAATGTAGAACAAGTTGTGGAATATAAAGGTAAAATATCTACACGAGATTATGGAAACTTGTTAGTTAACATCGCAACCGAATATAATAACGCATTATTAGTTATTGAGAATAATAATATAGGTTGGGCTACGATACAACAAGTAATAGATAGAGAATATGATAATTTATTCTATATGAGTAAAGATTTACAATATGTAGATACACATAAACAAATTAATAATAAAATTAATAGAATGGAAAAACAAGTA